ACTGATCTAGAATTTTCATAAATTCTTTAATAGTGCATCCTGGTTTTCTTTTAAGAGTTTCCTCTGCAATTTCTTGGACTACTCCAATTCCCATTTTAGTAGCATGGTGTACCATTTCATCAATTAGTGCGTATCGTTTTGGGTCTAATGGATTAGTTTGATTATCTCGTTTAATATCTATAATTTCATCATTGCCTGGGTGACTCATAGATCTCCTTATTTATAATATTCATGAAGTCGATTAATTACATGTCGCAAATCGTTATCAATGTATGTTTCTGTTGGTTTCCACATATCCATGGGAGACCTCATACGTTCATGTATAGTATCTTTAGTTATTCTAGTTTGAAATACATACTTAAATCCTAACTCTTTTTCTTCAGGTGTAACGGTATATAGTTTAGATTTAGCATTTTTATCATCTAGTTTCTCTAAAGACATTTTCTTAGTAGAGATAACAGTACTAAAGAAACTTTCTATGCCTACATTCTTTAAAGCGCCCTTAACTTTAACTATAGTTTCGTTAATCATTTCAGATTCATTTAAAACATCTGAAGTATGAGCTAGAAAAACTACGTTTTTAGTAGACTTAGCTACTATCTGCGCCATTAATCGTCTCATATATTGGCCATACTCTTGCCAAGCTGATCTAGAATCAGTGGCGGTTAATACTTTAGTACTTTCAAACATATCCATTAAGTATGTAAGACTATCAATAACTATAGTATGTACATCTTTCATTTCAGGTTTTTCTGCCTCAGCAAATGCTTGATATACTTGAGTAGTATCTGTAACTACTAATTCTTTAAATTTTGTTTTAAACGGTAATTTTTTACCATTTTCACAATTTAAATACATAACTCCTTCAGGTTTATCAAGAGCTCTTAGACTAGCACTTTTACCTGAAGCGGATTTACCTGATACTAATACTAGATGATCGTTAATCATGTGATGTTTTCTCCTCGTTTAGTTAGTTCTTTACTAATAGACTTAACAGTACTATTTCTAAATTGATCCTCAGGTAATGGAGTTTCTAGTTTACTGTTAAAATTTTCTAATTTTTCCACAATTTCTCCTAAACCTAAGCCAGCATCTATTAATACCATCCCATATCTGTAGAGATGATTAGCTCGATTACCTGTTGTAGTATGGTTTATAAACCAACGCTCAATATTACCAACGCCAGTAGCTGTAAGCTTAGCCTTGATTTCATCAGATTTTTTAGTCTCTGGTATAAATAACGTTGCATCTAATACATTCCCCTGGTTGTATTCATATTTACCGGGGTGTGAAGCCCATTTTCTAGAGATATCCTTAGCTGCTTCGTCTACAGGAAATGGTAACCAATCAAATACATTACGCATAAATCTCGAATAATCGTAAGTACTTAGTTTAAGTCTATGTGATAAAGGTAATAGTAATCTAAATCGATTTACCTCTTCAGTATGTCTTTTAGTGGTAGACATTAAAAAAGTATAATCTTCTAATAATACTTTAACTGTGCTCATTTTAACGTCACCATCACAATCTAATATAAGTAGATCGAATCCAGGAATAACGTTTTCACTTTTACGGTGGCCATTTATAAATGAATGAGCAGTATAGTGATAACCGTTAGCTGCAGTAAGTACATGTAATTGATCGAAAGGTGGGCTGTCAGTTTGATAATCGTAGGCTATATCTTTACTAATGGCTACAGTTAGACTATTTAAATCTGTTTCAATTAAAGTCTCGCCTTTAAAGAACTCTATATTGTCTATTTCTCGTTTTTTAATAATTATATTATTACGATAGCCAAAAGACATAGCTAAGCTCATTAACTCTGCTCGTTGAACTTCGCTTCCTTTATAGAATTGTAATTCTTCCATTAGTTCATGTTGAGTTACTTCAGTATCCATGTCAGCTAAATAATGAGCTAAACGTTCATAAGATCCTTGTTTCCTCATAAGCTTATGAAAAGCTTCTCCTGAGTCTTCAACCACACTAATTGCGTAGTCTAGATGATCTGAGGTGATCTCTGCTGCGTTATCTGCAAAAGCATAAGCGCCTGCTAATTTTAATGCTTTATAATAACGATGATTTAATTCAGCTTTTTGGATAGTCATGTGATCTTTCATATCATCAGCTAAATCTTCACATTTCATTTGGTACTCAATTAAACCAATATGATCTTTTTCTGACATTTGAAGAATTGTATTAACTGATCTTTTTGCAAAACTAGCGAATGTTTCTTGAATATCTTCCATTTCACTAGCTAGATCTGGATCAATCATTTGTTGATACCGTTCTTGTGCTGATGCATATTTAGTTCTATGACTATCTGTTGTATAGCCAAATAATAATCTACGAGCGTATCCTGTTTCTAGCCATTCTTTAAATTCTTCTTCTATTTTTCCACCATCTAATAATTTAGTTGGTGTACCAAACATCATTAAATTAGTTGGGGTACTACCAGGTAGTTCTTCGGATCGAATACTATCTTGAGTATTCTTAATAAGTTTCTGTTTAATTAAACCTACATCGTATAATTCTAGAAATGCATTAAGTACGTCTGTATTTGCAGATAAATTAGAACCTACTTCATCTAGTTCTAAATTCATAGAACCTGCTGCAGCTAATAGAAGTTTCTCTCGCATTTGTTTAACTGCAGGAGCTGTACCACTATCAAAGCTAAAGGCTAATTCACCTAGTTTACTGAATGCTTTTTGGAATTCTTCTAGTTGGTAATCACATTCTTCTGGAAGAGTTCTGTGAGTTTGGCCAATATTAACGCGCCAAGATGCTTTCTCTTGAGATAGAAATTGTAAATTTTTATCTGCTTCTTTAGGAAATACATTATTAAGAAAATCTTTTTTAAAAAAAGCCACGAATTCTCTTTCTAGTATATTAGTAGAGTGGCCTTTACCTGTGCCCGATACCATCAAATTAAGAACATAAGTATTAACTGGAATTATATCCCTGTCATTTGTTTGAATATTACATCGCATCATTGAAGCAATTTTAGATAAATAATAGCCAGTTAAAATTCGGAAGAAATGTCGGTTATCGTTGTTAACTTTTTTAGTTAAAATATCGAATATTCTTTCTGAAAATGGATGGTATTTCTTCATATATTATTTACCTTTCTTTTGTTCAACACATTGATGTGCAATTGTGAGATAGTTTCTTCCATCTTTATAGTTGTCTTCAATATTTGGATTCCATGCAGATCTTACAATCTTTAATAAAGCCATCTTTAATGCGTATAAATGTATAAGATCTGTATTAGGAGATTCTTTAGCGTATTTATTAAGGGTTTCACACATAATTGTCCACGTTTCAAAGCAACGCTTAGCTGGGCCATATTTATTAGCTCTATCTTTAAGTATTTCTTCATCGTTCATTTCATCATCAGTCATATTATAATTTCCTCGGTGATATATACCTGCTTGCAATCCACAAACCAGCGTAAAATATAGTCATAGCTACAACGCCATAAATTGCAAATATTCCTAACATGTCATACCAGTTCGGTAAGTTAGAAACAGAATATGTAGTTGATTGTGTTCCTTGTCTTATGTTTAACAGGAGAGTTAACTTATCACTACTATCACAAGAGTTAAGTTCCTCCATCTGAACTCCCTTCTTTGAGATCCCCAACGAAGTCTAAAGCTACTTCAAGTAATATTGAATCTTCTTTATCGTCTATAGAACCATTTTTGATTTCTTCTAGTATTTGTTCTATGTACTGTAGTTTTTTCTGTTTATTTAGAGCCATCTTCCTCCTCCTCTACTTCAATATTTTCAGTAACTAGTTTGATGTAACCATCGGTAGGTACTATATCTACAATACCTTTCTGACTAGCTTGACCTAGAGTAGAAATCCATACTGGGGCATTAATCTGCATAACATAGTCTTTATAGAATTCACCAAAATGATCTGCAGTTATAAACGATTTCCCTACAGAGTCTTCACATTCCTTAAGAAATTCAGCAACGGTAACTGGTTCTTCAACTGGCTCAAATGCTAGATCAGTATGATATCCAAAGTAGCTATGAGAGCTACCTGGATAGTGTTTATCAGTTATTTTTACAAGTAATCCAACACGTTCTCGTTGTAGTGCTTTTATTAGACCACTTAAAGACATTTGATATTTTCCACGATGGGTATATTTAGGTATGCCTTTTTTTATTTCGTTTGCTATTTTTTTGGGATCCATCTTTTTTCTCCTTAAGTTTTTGTATTCGTAGTTTTTCACCTCTGTTTCTATTTTTTACAAAACATTTTTGTAACCCACATGTTTTTTTATTGTGATGTCTGGTTTCTATCTTTACACCACATTCTGGGCACTTAAATTTACGAAGAGAATTTGGGTAAGTTCTTCTTTTAATACGTTCTCGCCCGCATTTATCTGATCCGCACGTAATTTGATTAGTTCTACCTTCTACTTCTTTTTTACAAATTACACATACAACTAATATTCCATTAGTTTTTTTAGATTTTTGCCCCCAAGGTGTTTTCCCAATACTATCGGATATTTGTGCGTATTTAGAGTCGTATAGTTTTTGTGCATTAATAACTTTAAGTAATTTTCCTTTTGGACTAAATACTTTTATATCATGGAGCATTTTTTTTTCCTTTAGTTATGTCCTTGGATGGAATCGAACCATCGCCCCACCGTTCTAACGAAGCAGTTGCTCTACCAACTGAGCTACAAGGACTAGTTATCGATTCTTAAATTATCTCTTATTTTTTTAAGACTTTCTTCTGGAAGGTGACCTGATTTTGGTTCTAGCTTATCAGGGCATTCAAAGTAATCTTTAAATATTTCTTTGAATATTCTTTCAACCATTTCTTTATAACTATTAGTATCATAATGTTTAATCATTATTTCACCAATTACTTCTTGACATCTAAGAATATCTTGTTGTAATTTTGCCATATTCATACTGCCTCCTTATTTATAAATCTAGTCTTCCTTCTACTAACATACTTGCAGCTTGTGAACAGATAGGTTGAACTGAACAATATTTACATCGTACGGCCATAGCTGGAAAGTGCTTAACTACTCCAGTTCCTTTTTCAGCTAAATGTATATGAGCTTCAGTTTCTGGATTTTCATATTTATCATACCCAAATACTTTACTCGCTCTATCTGTTTTATTCGGGTTAGCATAATATTTATATTTCTCATTATTTTTTCTAACCCATAAATCTTCATCTGTACATTCTGGTAATGATTCTTGAGGCAATTCCATTACATTAGTAATAGCTTGCAATCTTTGTTTAATAAAATTTTCAGTTTCTTCAAGACTCCATAATGGATAAGATTTAGTTGCTACTTTTAGGGAAGGGTAATCTTCTTTATTGTAGCTTTCTTTTTTAAATTTACGTTTTTCTGCAATGCTCCAATCTGTAAATAAATAATGAATTTGGACAATATCACTAGTAATTTTTTCTGGATTTAACCATCTATAAATACTTCCTTGTTTAATATAGTCTTCTCTATTACTTTGATTAACATAAGCCCATGTACTTGTAGATTTGTAATCATGAACAGTTCCTTCCATAACAAGATCGTATTTACCAGAAATGATGAACCCGTCAAGTTCTTTTTCAGCTCGTTGTTCTATATAAATTGGTGTTTCCCCTGGATTGACTTCTTCTGGGTTAACTCTAAGAGTATCTATAACATTGTCAGAAGCTCCAAATAATTCTAAAGCTTTTACTACGTTATTTCGATTTGACCATGCGGCTTCGCATGCTGAATGTAAAGCATTGCCCATAGTTGAAGCTATTAAATCTGAGATTTCTACAGTTTTTTGTGATTCAGGATTCTGTTTTCGTAGTACTATTTCACGTAAAGGTTTAAGTAAACCTGTAGCGCTAATTGAATTAGATCTACTATCATAGTCGTAGTTATCATGCATTAGAAATACAGCTAATGGTAATGACACATTATTTTTATTTGTAAATTCAAACGCCATTATTCCTCCTCCTCTTTATCAATATCATTATCTTTAATTTCATATGTGTAACCTTGAGGCATACCAGATACATTAATTACACATCCTCCTTGAACTTCAATTATGATTACTTTTTTGTTTGATTTATCAATGTCACCGTACATCATTGCCATAGAGTAACCTCTCTGTTTTAAGTATCTTAAGATGTTGTTCGTAATCACCATTAGGTCTTACAGTTAATGGTATTAAATGAGCGTATTTACTTTTTAAGTCTTTTTCGATAATTGATCTAAATGCATTGCTGTCGTGGTATAAAACACATTCTTCATATGGCACTTTATACCATCTGTATAGCCAATGTGCTTCTACGTCACCACTGCCTATACACAAGTATTTTTTTGTAGTATTAGTCATTTCAGCTTCAATCCATTCTTTTTCTTCATTTGGGTCGGGAGTAATTTCCCAATCGTCTGGAAGTGAATTTTTAATATAGCTCATGAGTTTATATACACATTAGTAGTAGCTCTAGTTAAAGCAACATATAATAATCGTGCCTTAATGATTTTATCTCTACATTTATCTATATTTGTTTTATCAATAAATACAGCTGGAAATGTCCCACCTTGAGCTTTGTGAGTTGTACCTGCAAAAGGTGGGCGTAAATCAGCTAGAGCATTTTTAATACCGTAGTAGTGAACCCAATGTGATTTGTCTTTTTCTCTGATAGCTTGTTTCTTATATTCAGCTAAGACTCTATTAGCAGCTGTAGGTGTGATAGGTGAGAATACTTTTTTAACATCAGTTTTAAGATATTCACAAAAGTCTCCTCGTACTGTTACTAGATATCCAGGAATTTCTTCGTACTCTGCGTCTTCATACCCCATAACACGAACTGTTTCATTATTAGTTAATATTATTTTTTCAGATTCCATTACTACGTTATTAGCAATTAGTATTTCACCTAGATAAAAAGGTTGAACTACATCTTCTAGAAAATATGAAGCCTTGCGAATCATAGCATTATAATTAATTGCGGATTCGTTTGTATATGTACATAATGGAACATCAATTTCTGCCCCAGTAGTATAATTCATATATTTTTGTACAAATTTAGTAACAAAATTAGAATGAGGAAGTACATGGATTCCTTCACCTTTAGAATTAATATCAGTTTCCAACGTAGGTTCAATATTCCTGATCCCTTCAATATACTCTCGAAATTCATTAGCTTTTTCTAAAATAGGATTACCTCCTAATTGCCGGTGTATTGTAGTAAGAGTATAGGTAACTAAGGAGTTATCAAATATACTGCATTTATCTGATACAGGAGGTAATTGAAAAGGATCTCCTACAAATAGTAATTTTAAATTATTTTTCTTAACTATATCTACAATAGCTTTTAAAAATGAATTACCAATCATAGAAGCTTCGTCAATAATAACTAAAGATCCTGGCTTAATTTTACAATTACCAGAAGATGTAATTAATTCTTTACCAGAAGAATTAACAGTAGGACGTAATTTAAATAATTTATGCGCAGTAGTAGCTTGGTCACGTTTAAATAAATTATAATTTATAGTATTTGATAATACACGAGCTGCTCTATGAGTACTTGCGCATAAAGCTATCGGGATCATATCGTTAATATCCCTAGCTCGGTTTATGATTTCTCCTATTACGGTAGTCTTACCAGTACCTGCAGATCCGGTAAGAACAGCTATTTTATGCGTGTAAGATATTAAGTGAAGTTGTAACGTATCACATATACCGTCTATTGCATTAAGCTGATCTTGTGAAAAGTTCATAAATCTCCTTTAATGGTGCATTATTGTTTAATGGAACTAATGTGTCCCAAGATTTGCCTACTTCTAGCGTAGCTTTCATAGGAACATCTACAGACTTAATTATTTTATGGTCGTTCCATTCCATTTCTTCAATAAGTACATCGTTTAAAAATTTAATATAATGTGGGTCATTTCGAACTATGAAATAACCAGCATCGTGAATCATATTACACGGAAGAATATCCTGGCTATGGCCGGCTTCTTCTATACGCTGGTTAGTTGTATTCATAGCTCTATTAAGTAGCATCCCCCAGGATTGGGTTATTGCATTATTAGCACTACGAGCTTCCTTATCTGCTTCATGCGGTGTTCTAGAATTACCTAGAATACATTGAGATATTATTGGAGTTTTTAATTTTAAACCAAATGCACACTCTACGTATCCATGTTCTTCCATAAATTGGGTATTCTTTTCGTTGAATTCTTTAGATACTTTGTATAATTCATGAAATGCTTTTTCAATTTTAGTAGCTTGATCCATAGAAAAGCCGGTTCTTTTGTGAAGAGTATAGGCTGTACCCATATACTGTAGAGCAAAGGTGGGTCCTTTAGATCTACGTCTTAATTCTGGGTATTTATTTTGAATAGAATTAATACTGTCTACATTTGTTGGGTCTATATCAGGCATTTGATCTGCAAAATATGTTTGAGCTCTTAATGAATGCCCATCATACCCATCTGTGTATACTTTAATTCTATTAGGATCTTTACTTAGGATAGCTCCTATACGTTCTTCTAGAGCTGAGAAATCCGCACCTGCAAACAACCAACCATCTGGAGCTACTATACAACTTTTAATAAGTTTTCCCATAGAGCCATGGGCTGGTAGGTTTGTTAAATTGGGAGAGTTACTGGATAGTCTTCCTGATTGAGTTCCTCCTAGTTTTAAATTGCCATGAAGAATATTAGTTTCTTTCATAAAAGCTTTAATAAATGTTCCATCAATTTTATCTACTTCAGATAATTCCTGAATAAATTCTAATAAGTCTAGAATATCCTGGTCTGTAGTATGATTTGCTAAATCTTTAAGTGTTTGTCCCCCTGTAGCAGGTGCTCCGGATTTAGTTTTATCTAATATTGGTAATTTTAAATGACCAAATAATAAAAGAGCTAATTGTTGATGGCTACTTGGATTAAACTGAACATCGTAGAATTCTTTTATAGTTTTAACTAGTTTTTTTAATTTAGAATTAGCTGTTGTGCATGCTGCTTTTTGTAAAGTTTTAGTAAATTTTTTAACATGTTTGTTTTCTTGAATTTGTTCATGTAGTACTTTATTTTTAGCTTCTAAAATATTATGAACATCCGTTACTCGTTTTGAGCTCATTGGTAATCCAATCAGCATCATCTTAGTTAATGTATATAAACTAGGTTTAAATATTTCTAAATAAGCTTCAGAAGATAATTGTTCTATATAAAGTTCATAAGCGTAAAAAGTAGCTAATGCATCAATTAAATTATATTGTAGTATTTCTTTTTTTGTATGTTTAGTGATATTGGCGAGTTCGATAGCGTAATTGCCTACGTGTTCTAATGCTATTTCTTTTAATCCTAAGGATATTGGAGTAGTAGCATTTTTAGCTAAATAAGCTAGTATCATAGTATCGTCAAAAGTTTTGAAATAATGCAATCCTCGCATCATCCCTTCATAGTCTTTATCATGTTTCATCCACAAACTATGGACTAACATTTTGACATCAAATAAACCATTATGGAATATGAGCTGACCTTTGTATTTTTCAAAAAAATCCTTAAGCCAATAGGTACCAGTAATCGAAATATCAATTGCTGCACCATCATGTTTAGTCCATGCAAATGCAATAGAGATTAAATTGTCATGTAAATCTAGTCCTGTAGTTTCAATATCTACTGTGAGTACTTGGTGTTGATATAGATGATCCAGAATATCTCTGTCAGATCCATGAGCAAAGCCATATTCAGCAGAATTTATTAGTTGAGTATGACCATTAGAAGTGATTGCTTTAATGCCTGCATTAATTAACTGGATATTTTCTGGTTGTTTAAATAAAGATTTATAATTTGGAACATATACACAGTTATATTTTTCATAACCAGGATAAGCGCCGTTAAGTACTGCACCGTAATAGTCAGAAACTTTAGCTTTTTTAGTAATAACCTTAAAGTAATTACTATCAGCTATAATCATGTTAGTAACTGTTTCAGGAATCTTTACGATAAGTTTATCTAAATAAGCTTTAGCAGTTTTGGCTACTATCTTTGTAGCTGTATTATATATAAGCGGTAGAGGTAGGATATCTCCTTTACTTATACCTGCTGCTTCTAATTTGTCTAAATATTGTGATGAGATTTCTGCATAGTTACCCAATGCATCTTCTTTACACAGTAGGACAGTAGTGATCGACATAAATAGTTTCCCCTATAGTAGCCGGTGGATGATCAGAATTGCATATCCATAAAACAGGATAATCTACAGGATCCATGTCTTCTTCTCCATATAGATCAGTAAAGTAAATAAGTGCATGAGTAGGATGCTTATCTACATAATCTAATACAGGTAGAAATGACGTACCTCCCCCTCCATGAAAATCTAAATCTAGAATATTCATTCCTTGGGTTACTTCATACACTTCATGAATTTCAGCATCGCAATCAATAATCCGCATACTTTCTGGATTAAATGTTTGTTGTATTCCTTTAATTTCGCTTAACATTTCTTGTAGCTCTTCTTGTGAAACGCTTGAGCTAGTATCAATAGCAAAAGTTAAATTTCCTAAACCATGACTATGCAGGCTAGGCATGTAGGTACTATGATATCTTCTATTTTTACGTGCCCAGGAATATTCTTCTTTAACTCTTCTATCTAGAAATTTATGTAGGATAACCTGCCAAGGTAATTTTGGATTTAGTAGCTCGTCAATAGTCCTTAGTATTTCATCTGGAATATCTCCCTTAATATTTTTTCCTGATGCTAGAGCTTGTGTTCTAGCTCTGACAATAATGTTAGTAATCTCTGAATCTACAGATAATTTTTGATCCTCTTGCCCACTTTCGTTTAGATCTAGCATTATGTTGCTATAATCTTGTTTATCTTTTATAAGATCTTCATAAACTGCATCAGTAGTCCATTCTTCATCATATTTAGGATCTATTAGTCCTCCTTTAGGGATTTCAAATCCTGCTTTAGTAAGCATAAAATTAATAACGTAATCAGCAGCTGCATTCCAAACCAGTGGATCTTTATTTCCTCTACGAGCTAAATGTTGAAATGCCACATGCCAGCATTCATGGGCCATAAGCCCAGCAAACTGTATTACTGATTGTTTTTCTAAAAATATAGGATTGTATCGAATGGTAGTTCCACAAACGTCAGCTGTAGTGCACTTATCAGTGATAACATGACGTAAACTCAGTGCTATTGTAGAGATAAAAGGGGACCTAGACATTAGCTCTATCTTAGCTTTTAGTAATTTACCTTCTAGATCTGTTGTCATATTTACCTCCTAAGAAATATCAGAATCATCCCGCATACCTAAATATACCGGATGTCTTGGTGCATCTTTTACACCAATACTAAAATACTTATATTTAATAGCTTGACCTACTAAACCATCTTTATATTTCCATAATTGATCTCTTATGGTATTAGTAAAACCTGTACCAATATTAAATTGAACTCCACTATAAATGTCTTTTACTACAAGAGCACCAAGTGTTCCCTTAGGAGTTTTGTTTTCTTTATGAGAGGATCGTTGACCTCTTCCTAATTCGTTAACTTTTTTTTCATTGTTATTTTTCATTTGTTCTTCCACACCAAGTATTCTTGCTTCTGAATCATTAAATCGTTTTACTTTTATTAAACCGCCTTCTTTAACTGTGGATCTTCCATGTTTATATTTAGTATTAGGGTCTCTAAGTATTACTCCTTCGTAACCAATCTCTAAACAATCTACTTCGTATTTTTCAAGTTCTTCCATAGTGGTAATAGTTTTAGTTCCAAGCATCTTTAAAGTATGGTCATGCTCAGGTATAATTTTTTGTAAAATAACCTGTTTAAGAAATGAAATTTCTTTTTTACGATTTTTATAAATATCATTATTTAAAAAATCAAATATCCAAAAGCTAAATTTAAATTCTTTATTTTCACTCATAACATGACTAGTTGTATTACGATAAACATCACTAGCTGTTGGTTCACCTACAATTAATTCACCATCAAAACCGTTAAATTCTTTACGCCCTATTACTGATTGAACATGTTTGTTACGAATTGGTTTTAATGATCTAGATAATGCTACACCATCCTGAATCATACAGCGTATGCCGTCCAGTTTAAATGATGCTTCCAGTGGGCCTTTAGCAAATAGCTTTTCTATTTGATTATCAGTAGCTTTACCAGCTAACATAGGTTTTAAATACATTTAATCCTCCTTTTTAGATGGAACTTCTAATTCATCTAGCCAAAATTTGACATGTATAAAGCTGCCTTGCATTGAAGAAATGGTGCATTTAAATGGGCAGCTCTTTAACCATGTTAAAAATTTTTCAATTAGTTTCACTTGATTCAGTGACATAAAATTCTCCTTGTGATTAATTTCCAAAGAAATTAGCTGCATTTTTAGCAATCCAATCTTTAATTAAAGGATGATCGCGTAGTTCAGGACGTCTTCTATATACATCCTTGAGAGTTATAGGTTGGAATTCTTTTGGAAGTCTGCCATTTGCAATTAGGATTTCTTCAAGAATTTTTTCGGTACAATTATGTGCTAACATTGTAGTTACCGCATATCTTTCACTAGGTTCTTTAGGTACTTTCCACCCAGTTTTAGGATTTTTAAGTATCTCTTCAATAGTTGGTAGGCTTTGGTAGATATCACAATAAGTAGCTAACTCTACGGCTGCGCCTTCACCTACGGTTCCGGCTAGCCTAATCTTTGTTTCATGATCTACGTTATCTTTACCTGTTAAAATCTTTGAAGCAAACTCCCATGTACGAGGACAAGGGAATGTTAATTCATTAGTTTGAGGATCGAATTTATGTAGAATTTCTGGTTTAAATTTAATTAACGAAATAATTCTATGATCGATATTATGTTCATTAGCCCAGCCAATCCATACCTTATGATCTACCTGCATTCGATAATGAGTTAGCCTGGATGTAGTAGCGGTGCTTTGAGTATTTACGATTGCTCTATCTGTAGTTAGATTTCCAGCAGCTGCTATTAAGCATCTGTCATGTAGCTTATATTTATATACTTCTCTATCTAAAATTAGCTTATAAGCTGCAGCTTCAGTTTGTTTATTTCCTGAATTAAATTCGTCAAGAAATAGTAGCCAACCATCTGTTCCCTCAGGAATTGGATCTCCTTCAATTGGGAAATATTCTGGTATATGAAATGTCATTCTGCCATTTACTACTCCTGGGTAACCTTGCATATCTACAGGTTCACATTGAGATACCCTGAAATCTATAACCTTAAGGTTAAATTCTTTAGCTATAGATCGAATAATATCTGATTTTCCCATACCTGGGCTGGAAGCTACCATCGGAGTAAGACCTACTTTAAGGTCTTCGATAAGGCATGTTTTAAGTTGATCTGCGTTTACTTCAAACATTAGTTATCCTCCAATAAATTAATTGTTTGGCGTTCTCCTAAAAAATCTGGGACTTCTACATGTCTTGCTTCTTTTTTAACAGCTTTTTGTCGTACTGTTTCTGGCGGTATATATCGATGGAAACTGGAAGGAAGTACTTCTCTTAATTGTTTATGTGTTTTATTTTTATTAGTTAAATCATCTAAATAATTTTGCATACGTGCAGTTTCTTTTAGTAATTTTATCTTTTCTTTACAAAGAGTTTCGGCGTCTTTATGTACATTAGGATGTAATTCTTGAGGTTCTGGAGCTGTATTGCCGTAGGTATTAAAAGTTATAGGGTTAACTATGGCTTTAGGAGATTTAAATTCCCAGTTTTCTTGGATATAATCTAGATTTTCCCAAGCACCATCAGCAAACCTTGGTATGTGTGAAGTATGTAAATCTGTAGGTGTAAATGTTCTCCCCCAAGGATATTTAATGGCTACAATATAACTCACTGTCTTGGCAATTAATTCATCTGGTAATTGTTGTAATACAGGTTCATATTGGCTAATCCAATGTTGGCGGGAATTTTTAGCTATTTCTACGGCTCTATCTGCTAGTCTTGTTTGTGTAGTTTTATACAAATCTGTCAGTATTTCAGTTTTCATTTGTTGTAGTCTTCCATTACTTAGTCTGCTCATGGTTACCCTCCAATAGATTTTTTAGACGATATTGATCAATTTGGCGTCTTACTTCACAAATTGAGGAATCATGCATAGTAGCTACGTACTCCATATTTTTAGCCACATCGAATCCATTGAGGCTACAATTATTCCCTAATCGCCATTGCTGGCAGGCTTTCATAGGGCAATATTGTACCACAAAATTCGACATTAAACTTCTCCTTATTCTTAGTAATATTAAGTGATTTGTATATTAGAATCTTAAGTATAAAAAAAAAGTGGACTCCCCTCCTGACCGTTAAGGGAGTCCACATGTTGCACTGTTCGAGATTCTCGAACAATGTACTACGAAAGCATATAGCTACTATTTAATATCTTAGTATCAAGATTGTAAGACATCTTTGTAAATTGCCATGCAGAATTTCCAGTAATTTGACATAGGATATCTTCTAATAGATTACTATTAGCTATTTCAGCCATTATTTCCCTATAAGTTATTGTAACATGCTGTAAGTGATTAGGATTAAACACAAAACAATCATGAACATGGCTTAATTGGAAATTACAACGTCTAATCATTTCCCTAGCCACATAGCCATCCACTGAATGGATAACATTAGGGCAAAGAGACCTATAATTGTCAGATTTAGTCTGATGGAGCCACCTCAAAGGTATATCACCGAATTGTTCATCTGAGTATACACCATTAATAGGTTCTACAACAGGTACATACACGTGATGACCATCAGGCATAATCCATTCGTGAGATGTTGCTTCTGGATCCCAACACTCATTAATGGCGTCCATTACTTGATCAGCTCCTGGCAAGAATCCTTCAATAACTGTATAGAATACCTTTAGCTCTTCTGCAGATAATAGCTTCTTAGGCGTAGCTCTAGAGTTATAGAAATGAGTCATTGCAGCTTGCTTTATGATCTTTCTAGGTACAGGTTTAGATAGCTGTTTACTCATTTCATTAGCTATCGTACCGTATACATCTACTCGTTGATCAGGGTTTACCATGTTTACTTGAGTAGCTGTATCTTCACATCCTGACAATGCAGCCATAACCTGAAGCCCTGAGGAGGTTGCATCTAGGCTCATTACATATCCCGTAGCCTTACACTCCTTTGTATCTTTAAGCGTCCTAACAGCTTTACGTCCTAGAATAGGCTCCTTCCAGTTAATAGAATCTGGAGGTGTTGCTTTAGCCCATTTATATCTATCCTGCCAAGTCAGGTGATCCATACCTGCATGATTAGCAATTGCTATATACAAGTTTGGTAAACCACTAGCAGTAACAAGTTCTTTTTTATGCAATGATAACAAAGCTTTACCATATTCATTACTTTGAAGATTAAGATCGTAACCAGAAGAATAACTTCTTCCTCTACAATCATATCTCCATACAAAATGAAACGGGATCCCTAAGTAGTCTTTAATAACTCTTAAGAATTTTTGCTTATTCATTGCACGGTTAGTTTGCTTTTCATGCGTATAAGTTTCGGAATCGATTTCCCATTCGATTTCCTGTAATTTATTAATTACATCATAAGCTAAAGGCAAACTATGTTTCTTGAACTTATTACCTAATACCAGATGCTTTGTTTCAAACAGCCATCCGCCATTAGTATTATTTGTCCAAGGAATAGGCAGTGATTTCATAGGCGGTAAGTACTGTAGCCTGTCAATCTTCTGCTTTATTTTCTTAGTTAATGTGAGATTAGGATAGACATACCAATCTTCTTCTATTTCTTGGAATTGGTATAATCCAGATTCAACACATTCTTTAAGAAGTATTATTCCCCACTCGAAAGCTTCTGCAGTATCTTTAATACCTGCAATATGACCTAATTGAGCTGCTATAGCTTGTATAGGTCTTGCAACCTTATCTTTAAGCATAAGACTAAAGAACTTAATAAAGATTTCTTTGTTAGAAACAGTTCCTCTATTGAGTTCTGTAATATTATCCAATATGGCTAACTCCATAGAAAATGGAATATTACCCTGGATAGCCTCCAATACTATTTCATCAGTAATTCTTGTAGACCACGATGTTTCCATCTGGTATTGCTCCATTTCCTTTTCGTTTTCCATAAAATACTCCGCGCTAAGAGTGAATAGAAAAGCCCCTTAAACCTGAATAGTCTAAGGGGCGTTTGAAAGACCTAATCGGCGTAGCCGACCTAAAGGAACATAAATTTATACACTTAGTAATTAGCTATACAATGCATCTACTAAATGTCCACCAAAGTAAATTACTGACAATAATAATATTGTCCATGCACATATCTCAAATGTCTTTTCCAATGTGAGCCTCCTCTAATTGTTTAATTCGTTCTCTTAATTTACAAATTTCAGCTTTTTTATCGTGTAAAGCATCTTCTTGATTTTTAATTATTGTTAATAAACTAGATTCTGATTCACTGTTAACTGGTAATATGTCTTTAACTAGTGGCATCATTTTTACAACCCTTTCTATATTACGTAATGATGGTAATTTCACAATTCTCCTCCTTGTTAATAATCAACTGCATCGTAATAGTCATCTGCACATTCTGGGTCTTCTAATCTTTTAATAATATTTTCTATTATCCTGGTTTCATGTCCTTTATGCATTTCAATTTTTTCACGTAGTAGCTTTTTAAGTAGTTCTAACTCTTCTACAGCTAATAAAACATGATACATGTCTGTCTCCTAGGAATGAGTCACATGTTTTCTTGTTGAGGCGTTGCCCATGCATTTTCTAAATCTTCTCCCATTACTTCTGTTATAAATAGTTCAGCTTCTCTTTTTGAATCAAAGATATAAGGAGCAAAATTCCCATTTGTATCTTTATCTTGAGCTATTGCTGTATGTGATATATCCCCCATTTCTTCGCATTCTATACAAGTACTTGCGATTACCCATTTCATTTTACCTCCTTAGTTTCACGTGAAACATTAGAATATTTTGATTTATTTTTAAGAGCTACAGGAACACAACCGAAGGCAGTGTAACTATATTTAGATTCATTAAATATTTTAATAGCTCTGTTTCTTTCCTCTACACATATTTGTTTAGTAGGATATTCTCCAATATTATGGAGATATTCTACTCCATAAGGCTGACTAAAAACTATCATTAGAAGTATATACATTTACTTGATCCGATAAGGTTTATCTAAGCTATCTTTAAATTCTGCATCTTCTTTAGCTAGTCGATCTATATTTTCTCCTAACCACTCATGGTAATCATCAGCTTGTTTATGTTTTTCTACCTGAACTTCAATACAATGATTATACAAAGCTCTTTTTGACATATGCAACATACCTTCAAGTAAAGATTTTCTAGTATAAGTATCTGTATAATTTACTGCTTTATGTTTACATCTAAAATACTCTTGCAGTAGTAATGCTAACAGCCTATCAAATTCGTCACTAAAGATCATTGAATTTCCTCCTTAATCATGAATTGAAAAATATTTCTTTTTTGGGTCTCGTTTCTTACCAATCAAAGCTTTTTTAATAGCAATATCACTATTAGTAGCTTTGACTCTATCTATCTTAATCAGTTCACTTTTTGTAACTTCATAAATAGTATATCGCATGGCACTATCCTCGAAAGACGTTAATATCAATAATAATAGCTATAGAAGTCACTATCTTATTTTTAAACACTATCTTATTCCTAAAAAAGGTTCTGTTTTTAAATAAAAAGGAGACTGGGAGTAGTACCCCCAGTCTCCAAATGATTAGAACTCAGCAATAAGTTCATCAGCAGTAATAGCTTTCTGAATACCGCCATTACGTGCAGCTTCCAATACTTCTTCTATGTCTGAAGTATCCAAAGAAAGTTTAGCATCGCCTGCAGTTACAAACCCACAAAACTTAAGTTCAGCACCAGAAGCAGTCTCTTTCATTACCTTGAGACTTTTACCTTCTGTTTCTAGCAATTTCATCTTTGGGTTATTAAATAAATCTGTAACTTTTTCAACAGTTAACTTAGGAGAAGCAGCAATATACTGAGCAGGTTCAAAGTACCGCTCGGACTCTCCCAAAGTAAACCTAACTTTAGGTGTTTTAGATTTTTCTCCGTCTACTTTAACTTTGTTATACGTATTAGTTTTAACACTCATAATTAATTCCTCCAAATGGAGTTAATGGATATGTTATGCCCGTTTTGGGTTCACAACAACCTACTAGGCGTAGCCAGAACTTAATTAGATATGGCATTAAACAGAAAAGCAGGGTTTCATACCAAGGAAGGTTTTGGGCAGTAACGGCTCTCTCAAGCCGTTCTGCCCTGCATTCAATACCAAGAAGAGTAGTACACTTTATTACCTTCGTTGATATAACCTAGAGCTTTAACACAAAACTCTAAGTCTTGTAGTCTATAATGCTTATCCGCATTACCACCATAGAAGAACCCTGTTGTTTCAGGAAGTTTTTCTTGAATGATAGTACTGGCTAAATCATGAACATCCTGCCAAGAGAGTTCAACTGATACGCAATTAAATTCTCCTGCCCCGCCCCTGTTTCTCCAGAGAGTTTCCATGTAACCTTGGAGGTTTGGGTGTTTCCTCCAAGTAGCAATATCTACCTGAACTTCTTGCGGTTCGCCATCTATTTCACCGCCGTTCTCTTTAACATAAGCAACTTGGTCTAATCCCATGATCTATCCTCCATGTTTAGGGTTTTAATCATCTAACAGGCGTAGCCGACTGAACGGCTCTAACAAGCCGTTCAGTCTTCTTGCCTAATTTGGTATATGCCTGAAAGTTAAACTAATTCTTGGTTCAACGCATTTGCTTACTGCGTGTTTCCAACCTAGCTGGAAATTCCCATCAGGCATTACGTAAAGATCTCCGTGACCTGTTTCGAAGGTCTGTGATTCGGAGCTGTAGTTTTTAGTAAGGGTGATATTTGCAGATCCCCCTAAACTAACCGTAGCTACAGCACCTATTGTGCGGTCTTTCCTCCGAAAGATTTCTTCGTTATCGGAGTGAGCTGACAACCCTTTGTTAACGTAAGAGTTAATTAGAAGACTATTAAAGTAACCGTTTTGGTACTCTAATCCTTCTTCTAAATCTCTAGCTATTGCCTGAAATTCTACAGGTAATGGCTGAGCTTTGTGCCTTACGCCTGTGTAAACGTAATCTACTAACCCGTACCAAGTAGCGGTGTGATTGTAGAAGTTTTTGTTGCAGTTGTTATCTTGCTTGATTCTTTTATCTAAAAGCTTAAAGTCTTTTAAGATTGGGTAATCTTCTAAGCTTAATGTACCTGTTACGATATTGGGAACTGCTACTGTGGCTGATGGCATCACCGTATCCTCTTAAGTAAGGTTAGATTGTACTCTCTAATAGGCGTAGCCAAGCCTGACCCACCCGTTAAGGTAGGTCAGTATCGTTTTCCAGATCATAGACTGATTTTTCTATAGCATCTAAATCTTTAATCTGCTCTATAAATATAGTAATGCCCACAGCCTTATTAGCAATTATGGGTATTTTAGTATGACCTCTAGTGTAGCTTTTTAGCTCTTTCCATACTGAAGGTCTACAGCTGATCATAGAATCTGCATACCTTAATCCCTTACGAAATCTTTGTTTTTCTGGTTTCTCTAATGGTTTAACATATATAATGCTGTACATTAGTTATCTCCTTGGAATTTAGTTAATGACGCTAAAGGGTTGCACTTGGCAGAGCCCTTTGCAATACGTCATACCGCCATTAATTTAAGGAAGGTTGGACCCTCTTCCTTGGGCAAGTCATCGGATTTTGACTTGCTCGCATCTAAGTTACTGCTTAGCCATATCTACGTTTCAACCTTAGAAGGACCGTAGAATGCAGGGTACAGCACTGGCTTTAATACAATTAAGCATAGCTAATCTCCTAATTAAGAATAAGTTTCTGAATCTCTACTAGGCGTAGCCTGGTTAGCAGTTGTTGTATAAATCACATAACTTGCCATATGGGTAGTTATTGGCTATTTCCCATGTATTAACATAATCTGCTAATACAAATAGACCAACAACTACCACAACATAGATTGTAAGATATTTAGCCATTGGTATCCTCCTTACAGTCTTCTATTGCATATTTAATAGCGTACGCCATGAAACATACAGGTAATATAACAAAGAACGTCCAATCAATAACGTGTATCCAATTCATAGTGTCTCCTTTATAGTTAAAGGAACAGCACGTTATGTGCTGTTCCAATTAGTACTACTTATAAAAGTTATGATAATTAACGTTAAGCTCATCTATTTCAAGCTGAGCATGTATAGCTAATGTATCAATAGCCTTTTGTTGCTTTTTAAGCTCTGCTTCTGCA